CTGAAATTTAAATATCCTTATAAAAAAGTTTACCGCTGTGAGTTACGGTAATTGCGCTGGACGACGAGATTACGTCTTGACCGAATGTACGTACGGCGATATAGTACTGATCTGAACCAGCCCTTCGACCACCCTGTCCGAAGAAGCGTGGTACGCCGTCGATTGTCTCCTGCGTTTCCTGTATCTGAACTGCCTTGTTGAATGGAAAGGAAAGCGAAGTCTTGACAAATGGATCGGTCGTTGCGACGCCGAATCCTGGTAGCTTGTAATTCCATATCTTGAGTATCTTAATGTTATCGTTGTTGTACGGAGTGACTGGACTAAGTCCGGCAAATTGTCCTGGCGACGCTGTAACATCAAATATGGGAATATTCCCATTCGGTGCAACTTGAGTCGGAACAAGGACCGACGTCGTTGATGGTGTCATTGTAGTGCCTTCATTGTTCGTATCTGCTCCCGCGTTGGTAACGTCCATCTGAAAGTCGGACTTAAAGAAAATGATTTGGACTTGAACATCGCCGGCGATAAGCCCGCGAATGAACATCGACCATACGAACTTCCAAATGTAGACTTTGGAGCCGGTCATTCCGCCTGACCCGTCTCCTTGTGTAAACGCTGATTGCCATGGCGCGAAGACCCGAATATTCATTCCGGTTGTTCCATTACCCGGGGCCAATGAAAAGCTGGTTTCCGTGTAATGCTTCTTGAACGTTTCAAGCGTTCTAAGAATAACAGACTTGACGCGCCGCTTAAAGACTGTACGCCTTTTTCGGACTACGCGTCTAGTTCGACGGTTGAAGCGTCGCTTTGTTCGCCTTCTGAATCGTCTTCCTGACTTAAAGCGTGCCATAGTTGCTCTACGAGCTGGTACAACGAATCGAGTTTTTTTGTTAGCGCGAGGACTTGCTGGTGGAGTTGCCCAAGGATTTTTTCGTTTGTTTCCTCTTTCGGCATACGCGACGAGTCCGTATGTCGCAACTCCTCCTAATCCGGCAGTTATTACTTCCGGTGTAAGTAGTTCCATCGAAATGTTTTTCGATTGCGCAGCACACTTATATAAGTGTGCCGAGTGCCGAGTGCCGCTGGGGTAATATTATGCCCAGCGACACACGCTCTTTCAGCTTCGATGGACGGGATGTATTCCTCACCTATCCACAATGTGGCGAGCTTACACGCGAACGCCTACGAGATTTCCTACAGAACGAGCTTGGTGTGCGACGATTTCTCGTTGCTCGTGAGTTGCACGACGACGGGAACCCTCACCTTCACGCTTACGCGGGTTGGGACTCCCGGAAGCGCTTTACTGACGCAAGAGTATTCGACTTGGACGGACACCATCCTAACATACAGAAGCCACGAAGCCCTAAAGCCGTGGCAGAATATTGCCAGAAATACGACGCTGAAGCGCTTTGTAACTTCTCAGTTGCAGAGCTTGAGTCCGGTCGTGGAAGAACCGGATGGCGTGACCTACTACGAGACTGCCCCGATACATCCACTTTTCTGGCACGAGTTGAAGAGCACTATCCGCGCGATTTGTGCCTCTCTCTGGGAAGACTACTTGAATTTTGCGAGTGGAAATTCGGAACTGGGAGACCCGAATATACTGGACGACGTCGCGACGAGTTTCTGGAGCCAGATGAACTTACGGAATGGGCGCGACTATCCTTAGAGGTATTAATATATACCACCCTGGTTGGGGGGCTTACAGCCCCCGGCGTTGCTAACGCATGACACTAACCCTAACCCGCTGTTCAATGCTTGGTGTTAGGTCTAACCCGCTGTTCAATGCTAAGTCTGAGGGTCTAACCCGTTGCTCAATGCTTGGTGTTAGGTAGGCGGTGAGCGACCTATTTCGCTGCTTTTATGCGGGCAGAGTAGGCTCGGGAAGACTGAGTGGGCAAGATCTCTTGGCCCGCACATGTACTTCTGTGGTCAATTCAACCTCGATGACTGGGATGCCGAAGCACTGTACGTCGTGCTCGACGACTTCAACATCAAGTTCTTTCCTCAATGGAAGTCCTTTTTCGGAGCACAGAAATGTTTCGTACTTACCGACAAGTATCGAAAGAAACGAACCGTACTGTGGGGCAAGCCCTGTATCTGGGTATGCAACCCAGGACCTGAATCAGATCCTCGCAGAGCTCTTTCCGGAACTGATTTAGAGTGGCTAAGAGCTAACGTACTTTTTTTTGATCTTTCCCTCCCTTTATTTTCTCCATCTGAAATTTAAATATCCTTATAAAAAAGTTTACCGCTGTGAGTTACGGTAATTGCGCTGGACGACGAGATTACGTCTTGACCGAATGTACGTACGGCGATATAGTACTGATCTGAACCAGC